AACCGGCAAGACCATCTTCCATATTCCTGGCGGCGGTCAGCTCATGATCATCACCAGTAGCCCGACCACCGAAGAGGGCGCGCTCGTCACGTTTGCCATCCTCGACCAGACAGAGAGCTTCCTGCCCAACAATGGCGGAGTCCTACTCTCCGAGGTCCTAGACCGCAACGTTGGCAAGAGCGGCCAGCGTATGATCGAGACCAGCAACGCCTGGCAGCCGGGCAAAGAGTCTGTCGCAGAGAGCACATTTGATGCATGGGTTGCCCAGGAAGAGGGCAGACTACGTGGCCATGGCAAAATCCTGTACGACTCCAGGATGGCGCCTCTCGATATTGACTTCGACAATGAGGACGACATCCTACGCGGGGTCGATGTGGCGTACGGTGACGCCTACTTTGTCGACACCAAGGACATCGTACAGAACCGGATTCTCAGTCCAAGGACGACACTGGACATCTCCAAGAGGTTCTATCTGAACTGGCCGACGGCCGCCATGGATGCCTGGACTACTCAGCAGATGTGGGGCAAGTTGGCAAAGCCAGAGTTCCTCATTGATGACGGCGACGACATCACGATGGGGTTCGACGGCTCGCGTGTCAATGACGCTACAGCCCTGATTGGCTGTCACGTTGAGACGGGCTTCACCTTCAGTCTTGGCATCTGGGAGACCGAGAATGGGACAAGGCCCATTCCGGTGCAGGAGGTCGACTCCGCGATAGCCCTGGCCAGGAAGCGCTGGAACGTGCGCGCATTCTTCGCAGACGTCAACGAGTGGGAAGAGCATACCAAGATTAGCTGGCGTAGGCTCTTCATCGAGGGTGAGGATGACGAGACCCTAGGCGAGTATGACGGCCTCTACATCTGGGCCGTCCCTGGCGGGCGCGATCCGCAGCCCGTCGCCTGGGACATGCGTAGTCATGTTGGAGAGTTCACCCAGGCTTGTGAGATGGTACTGAGCGAGATCGAGAGCAACCCGCCCGGCTTTATCCACGACGGCGACAGTTACCTGGGCAGGCATGTCGTCAACGCTCGCCGGCGTCCAAACCGCTGGGGTGTGAGCATAGGTAAGGAAGCGCCGAAGTCAGTGAACAAGATAGACGGCTGCGTCGCTATGATTATGGCCAGGCACGCGAGGCGGCTTGTCTTGGCCAGTAAGCTGTACAAGGAACACCGGGACTTGATTAAGAAAAAGTCCAGTCCTGGTGCCGGGGCGAGGATATGGAGCTTTAGCTAGGAGGGCCATGATAGTCGATCAAGCCGATGTGCCGAGTATCGCAAATCAGATTCTGCGGATGCGGTCGGTGGAGCAGGCAAGGCTACGCAAAATAAGCAAGTATATGCAGGGGACTCACGATCCGCCCTATGCCCCAAAGGGCGTCAACTCTGAGTACCGTTGGATCATGAAAAAGTCCAGGCGGAACTTCCTGCCGCTGATCGTCTCTGTCATATCGCAGAACCTTCATGTCGACGGGTACAAGCCATCCGGCGAGACCACGGTCGAAACAGCCAATTCTCCGAGCCCGGAGCCTTCCTGGAGTGCGTTCGAGGCCAACCGCATGATATCAAGGCAGCACGGTGTGCACCGATCTGTCACCAAGCATGGCGCTGCATACGTCCTTGTGTTGCCAGGTCAGCTATCCACCGATGAGGAGCTACCCGGCGCGAATGTACCTGTCCTCAGGCCGGTTAGCCCGCGTCGTATGACGGCGCTCTATGCCGATGACGTCGATGATGAATGGCCGCAGGTGGCCATTGAGGTCCGCACAGTCGCCAACGCGGCCGATCCCGGCAAGAGCCAGCTACTCGTCTCCCTGTACGATGAGCAGTCCCGGTACACGATGCTCAGCAGGCCTGGAGCTGTCCTGTCCGACGGTGAGTCAGACTTGCTTATAGCCGAGATTGATGACCCGAATCTTGGCGGTCAGATGCCTGTCGCGTCTCACGGGCTAGGGGTCTGTCCTGTTGTCAGGTTCCTGTATGAGATAGACCTTGACGGCGATACAGACTGCACCGGGGAGGTTGAGCCGATCATCCCGCTTCAGGATCAGATCAACTTCGACACCTTCAACTGCATGATGGCCGAGCAGTACCAGGCGTTCCGCCAGCGTTGGGTAACCGGGATGGCGCCTGTTGATGTCGAGGGTCGCGAGCAGACGCCATTCCGGCCGGGTGTCGATCGTGTCTGGGCGGCCGAGGACCCCGGCACAAAGTTTGGCGAGTTCGGCGAGAGCAACCTGCAGCAGTACCTGGACACCCGCGAGTCCGGTATCAGGCACATGGCTACAATTACACAGGTGCCGCCGTACCACCTGCTTGGGCAAATCGCCAACCTCAGCGCGGAGGCACTGGCAGCAGCGCGAGACGGGCTCGACAGCAAGATAGCAGAGCTTCAGTCGAACTTGACCGACCCGTGGCGTAACGTCTTCCGGCTAACAGCCCTGGCCTCAGATGACAAAGAGGGTTGGGATGACACGAACGGGCAAGTTGTCTGGCGCGATACCTCGGCCCGTGCATTCGCCGCGACGATCGACGGGCTCGGCAAGGCCGCAACGATGCTCGGTGTCCCGGTTGAAGAGTTGTGGCGGAAGATACCAGGCGTCACCGCCGACGATGTCAACACCTGGACCAAGGCCAAGCAGCAGCAGGAGGCGGAGGTCATGGCACAGCAAGCTGTCTTGAACGCTCAGCAGGCCCAGGCTGGTCAGGCAGGTCAGGCAGGTCAGGCTAGGCCATCCGGTCCGCCAGGACAGGTGCCGCTAGCTCCGAACCAACCAGCCCCAGGTAACCGCGCCCTCATCATTCCTCCAACCCGTACCGGCACTCAAGGTCCCGGTACCCAGTCATCGCCATGAGTAAGCAACAGGATCGGAACGCGCTAGGGCCTGCCCGCGAGGTCGGCCCTAGTCCTCGGACGCGGCGCGGGCCGATGCCGGTTAGAGTCTCGTCCCGATACCCATACAATGGCACAGACGCCGATAGACGGACGCCGGATTCATCCCTGATTATTGCACGTTACAGGATGGAGCAGGAAGCTCTGGGCCGGCAGGCAGTCATGACGATCCGAGACATGTGGGATCGCAACGTCAACCCGGAGCCATTTGCGGCTAGCTGGCCCCAGTTCTATCCGCTGCTGAAGCAAGTCGTGCTGATGCATTACAGGGCGTCGGCCGCGAGCGCCTCCAAGTTCTATCAGGCGCTATCTTACGCCGATGGGCAGAGGGTTACCAGGGTCCAGGCTGCATTGCCAAACACCGACAAACTTGACAGGGTCTCGGATTCGGTCGCAAACGGTGCGTTTTACCACCAACTGAATAAGATGAAGAGAGAGCCGGGCGATGCTTCCCTGATTGCCCGTAACTCTGTTAGTGGTGCGGGTGCGCGATTTGCGCTTATGGGAGGCCGGGATACCGTCATCGCAATGGCCCTCAATGATCCCAAGTCTGCGGGATGGGAGAGACTGACTGAACAGAATGCATGTAGCTTCTGTGTCATGCACGCAGCGCGGGGTCCATTCAGCGGCGGTATGTCGGACTTCCACCCGCACGACTATTGTAATTGCGTAGCCTGCCCGATGTTTCGAGGACAACAGCCGGCCAACGAGGCGCTGACTTCGGAATGGCGGCAGGTGACGCAAGGAAAGACGGGACCAGAGGCTAGGGCCGCATGGGAGGAATACCATGGCCAAAACACCACCAGCTGAAACTACAGCAGGAAGAAAAGCGGCGCGCGCAAAGGGTGCAGCATTGCCCTCCAAGTCTGGAGGTGCCCCGCGATTCCCGACGCCGAACACTACATATCTGAAAAAGGCGATCAGGGCTGTTGGCCGGGCTAAGGGTGATCACGCTCTGGTCCGACGGTACCTGATCCGGCGTGCCAAAGCGCTAGGCGCGAGTAACATGATTCCAGACAACTGGAACTCAGACGGCTCGATCAAGTAGGGAGGAAAGCAATGGCAAATCCAGGAGACAAGTTCATCTACAATCACCCGGCCGGTGTCGGCTACGGCGAGGACGCCAAGGGCCAGGCCCTAACCGCCGAGATGACGGAGATGGACCTCAAGACCGGGACGGAAGTCACCGTTCTG